CGAAACCCGTGTCTCTTTCTTTGAAGTCGAATTCCATGGGACCGAAACACGGGATGACATCGTTAAAGGTTATGACAAAGCCGCTTTCTGGTTCAGAAGAGCTGGCAGCTGGATTGTCTTACCGCAAACCGTAGTGCAGCACGATAAACCAGACAAATATTCTTCATGGAAATCAGTGCTGGAGATCGATGATGAGTAAGAAGGGCGACCCTCAAGTAGAGAAAGATATCCCGATACCAAAAATGCGTTGGTCTAAATACAGGGACGTGGTTGCGAGGATGGGGGTGAATGATTCCGTTGTAGTTCCTACTTTTAGAGACTCCCAGAAATTACGGATGACTATTGCACGCGATCTTGGATTGAAGGCAACGAGTAGAAAGCTAAAGGATGGAAGTTACCGAATCTGGGTGACTGATGAGTTACTTAAATCAACCGAGAAGGAGGACATGAATGTCACTACTTGAAGCAGTCTCTCGTCAAGGCGAGATCCCGCCCCTGCGAATGAACATTCAGGGGACAGATGGTATTGGTAAGTCCACGTTTGGAACGGGTGCTCCTGACCCGATCTTCATCCAAGCAGAGGATGGCCTCAGCTACTTAGATGTTGATCGCTTCCCTCTATGTAATACATGGAGCGACCTGATGGATCAGGTTGAGACGTTGTACAAGGACGACCATCAGTGGAAGACCGTAGTGCTTGATACCACTGATGCCGCTGGGAATCTTTGTGAACAGCACGTTTGCGAAGATAACTCATGGAAGTCTATCCAAGCACCTGGCTGGGGCAAAGGGCCAGCTGAACTGCGCCTTGTGTGGGCACATCTTCTTGATGGACTCAACGCACTGCGAGTGGATCGCCAGATGAATGTGATTCTACTGTCGCATGTCGAGGCAAAGATCTTCAGTGATCCGAGTGAAGGAGACTACAACCGCTGGGAAATGCGTTGCGATAAGAACGTCAATGCGTTGATCAAGGATTGGGTGGACTTCAATTTCTTTGCCAACTACGAGCTCAACAAGATCTCTGACAAGCAAGAGAGAAAGAACCGTGCCATTGCGTATGGAAAGCGCAAGTTGTTCACGAGCTTCAATGCTTCGTTCGATGCGAAGTCACGCTTGGAACTTCCCAAGGAACTTGAATTCACTTGGGAATCTTTCGCTGATGCCTACACCAAGGCGTTATCAAATCAACAATCTAAAGCCGCGTAAGGAGACCGAACGATGGCCTTTGACAAACTAGACCTGACCCAAGTTGAAGACACCAGTGGTGACTTCGAGCCTATCCCTGAAGGGAAGTACATGTTGCAAGCAGTTCATTGGAAGGATGATCCTGCGAGCACAGGGAAACCTATGCTGACTGTCCAGTTCTCAGTGGCGGAAGGTAATCATCATGACCGCCAGATCTTTGAGAACTTTGTCTTAACGAACCCAGTTGCCTTGGGACGCTTGAAGTCTTGGATCGCTTCTTGTGGGTTGGAGGCGGAGATTAAAGACTTCAACTCTTCGCACATGGATGACTTGATGAATACGAAGTTCCAAGCCAACGTCAAGATCCAGCCTGCGAAGGGTGAGTACGGAGCCTCCAATGGGGTGAAGTCTTTCTTGAGGCCCAGCAATGGCGATCAAGTTGAAGCAGAAGCATCGACCGATGAGGCATCTGCTCAACCTAAACCCAAGTGGAAGAAATAAGAATTGGAGGAAGACGATATGTATCGCATGTTGTTTGAAGATCCAGACAACCCAGAGCGAGAAGACATCACCAATGTCATCGCTGACTGCATCGATGAACTGAGTAATCAGGAATTCGATGACAAGGAGGTTGTTGAATGTGGCCTTAAATACTTACTCACGTTGGCTTACTTGATGACCACGGTGGAGAGCGTGGATGAACTCATCGAATCGATTAAAGCCAGTGCTTTAGTAGTCAAAGAGGAAGCCATGAAAACAGACCGGAAGAATCTCAATTGACTAGCATGAAGTTACGTTACTACCAACAGGAAGCCCTTGACGGGCTAAACCATTGGTTTGCTACGCAGTCTCGTGATGCCTACCCACTCCTTGTGTTACCCACAGGGAGTGGGAAAACCATTGTGTTTGTCTCGCTGATCAAAGAGATCCTCGAGATCGCACCCGAGAACCGCATCCTGATCTTGGCTCACCGCCAAGAGTTGATTGCTCAGGCTAAAGATAAACTGCTCATGGTCTGGCCCGATGCACCATGCAGCATCATGTCGGCAGGACTTAAAGAGTTCGATGCCAGTGCCTCCATTGTCATTGCAAGTCGAGATACCTTGGCCTCTGATAAGCGTCTTGCAGCGGCACCTCCCTTTGATTTCATTGTGGTCGATGAAGCCCACCATGTGTCACTTCAAACCCAGACCCAGTACCGCAAGATACTGGATCACTTCAGGGAGTTATCCGATCCGTGGATCATGGGCTGCACGGCTACGCCTTATCGCATGGGCCAGGGCTACATCTATGGATTAGAAGATCAGTTCTTTCGAGGGGTGGCTTATCAAGCAGGCATTCCCGAACTCATTAAACACAATCATCTTTCTCGTTTGTCTGCATTTGCTGTGAACAAGCAGGCTGTCATTGATGCATCGAAAGTGCGGCTTAAATTTAAGGGCGGCGACTATCGGGAAGGCGAGCTTGCAGAACTGGCCATGCATGAACAAACCATCTTGGCCATCATCGCTGATTGGATTGATAAGGCTTACACCAAAGGTCGTCTTAGCACGGTGTTCTTTTGTGTGACCATTGCTCATGCCGAGAAGATGACGTACTTCTTGAGAGAAGCAAAGGTAACAGCTGCACTTATTACTGCAGAGACTCCCAACGACGAGCGAGCTCAGATCCTTGAGGACTTTCAGAACGGTAAGATTAATGCGTTATGCAACGTTGCCGTACTAGTCGAAGGTTGGGATGCACCACGCACTGACTGCATTGCGATCCTACGTCCCACTAAATCACTGGGTCTTTATGTCCAGATGTGTGGTCGTGGCATGCGTCCATGGGGAGAGAAAGAGAACTGCCTCCTCCTGGACTACGGCGAGAACATGGAACGTCATGGCTGCATTGATGTGGCAACGCCACCTACACCTGAAGATGAAGGGAAGGAAAAGATCTGGATTTGTGAGGCGTGCCTGCATGTGAATCCCATCGATGCACCCCTATGTGGAGAGTGCAAGGCGCCGAAGCCCCCTCCTGAGATCGTGGAGTCCGATGTGATTCCTTTCGAAGAAGCAGAAGAAGATGCAGCGGCTGCTCGTATTGCCGCCAAAGGCAATGTGCTTTCGGATGAACTGAAAGAAGCACCGATCCAAGAGAAGACGCATGACGTAAAGAATGTCATGGCCGAAGTGAAGGTGTCAGTTAAAGGCAACACGTACTGTGGGATCTCTTTCTTTACTGAAGACAGTTTCTATCCCTACAGCATGGCTTTAATGATCGGCATGTATGGGCGCGTTGGCAGTAGATCCATGGCGCAATGGCGCAACTTGACTCAGTGGCCACATGACTTGCCGCTGGATGTGGATGAAGCCGTTAGGCAAATAAATAGAGGAGCCTTTAACAAAATCTCCTCTATCACGGTACGTAAAGAAGGAAAATACTGGAATGTTGTTGGAACTGGATTCTGAAGAGTACTGTCAGGCGCTAGTTACGCGCATTGATGACAAAGTTAAGGAGCTGGACAAACGCTATCGGGGGCACCTGGGCTTCAGTGGCATTGGTGATTCGGATGAGCGCAAGCTCTGGCTGAACTTCCGCTGGTGCCTGCCGCCTACCTTTGAAGGTCGCATGCTACGCCTGTTCGATCTGGGCAATCACATTGAAGCTCAGGTGATTGAACATCTTAGCAACGTCATACCTGTTGCCGCCGAAGATGAGGATGGAGAACAGTTCAACACGTCCTTAATAGGCGGTCACTTTGCTGGGTCCACGGATGGTCTTGTCAAAGAGGTGTTCCCCCCTCCTAACGAAGAAACCATGCTGCTCTTGGAAGTGAAGAGTGCTAACGACAAACGCTTCAAAGAACTGGCCAACAGCCAGGACTATGAAGGATGGTCGGAGACTTATCGATGGCAGATCCATTGCTACATGGGCGCTTTCAATCTGGAGTATGCCCTCGTGGTGGTCTACAACAAAAACACCAGCCATCTGTACACCCAGATCATTCCATTCAACGAGAAGATTTGGGAGAAAGCTCAAGCAAAAGCTCAACGGATCATTGAATCTTCTGTGCCTTTTACCGCAGGGAAGTCTGAATCCGCATGGGAAATGAAGTACGAAGCTCAGATCTTTAAGGACGTGTACTTTAACCGGCGTCTACCGCCCTCTGCCAACTGTCGTAACTGCTTAAGTAGTAAACCCTTAACCTCCTCAAATGGCGCTGTATGGTTCTGTAGGAGGCATGAGGAGGCCCGTAGTATTGAAGACCAACGGGCTGGATGTGAAGACCATCTATGGATACCTGACCTGGTCAACGCCGATCACTTTCCAGAGCAGAGCACGGACGATGTGATTGCCTACACCAAGGAAGGGAAAACGTTTACCAACGCCATCAAGAAAGAGGTAGGGAACATGGCCTTCAGTAGCGTTGAGATGCGCGAGCTCTCAAAGATAGACTTCGATGCCAACGTGATGGAGCACATGGAACCTTTACGTGCTGAGTTTAACGGCCACTACATAGAGGCCATGGATGAAAACGAGGACGCCTTTTAGGGAGAGATAGTTTCTTTTTTATCGACAGGAACGTCTTTCGTGGTCCATGCCTCATCTTCAGGGGTGGTCGGATCGTCACCTACATAACGTCCATGTTCATCCCGTGTGCGTACTTCAACTTCCTTGACCTTACGCACGTTGCGCTTCCACCAGCTACGTAAACTCATCGCTATCTCCTATGTCCAAGACTCTTTTTTGCCGCCCCAGTATTCTCGGGCATGACCTTCCTCAATGAGTATCTTACAAATATCCTTACCATCTTCAGTATGAGGAATGCCTAAGATACGTCCATACTTTCCCCGACCTAACGACTGCATGGCCAGCTTCTCACCGCAAAGCTCCTTCAACCGTTCCTTTGCCGCTAGGCCCATCACTTTCTCTTCTTTGTTTCGGGTTCGTGATTCCGGTGTATCAATGCCTGCCAAACGAATCCGTTGCTTGTTGAGCCACACGGAAAAACCCAGATCAATGTCCACATCAATGGTGTCACCGTCTATTACCCGTACTAGCGTTGCGTTGTAATAAAAGGGGTCACTCATGCTGCTTCTCTTGGTAATACGTCGGCGTTAGGGTTGGTAACGATCTCAATGCTCACGTCAGGGTACAACGCCTCAACCAGCTTCTTCTTAAGGTTAAAGACTTGGGTCAGTACACCCTTGGTATCTTCCACGATCACACGCTCATTCACTTTGTAGCGAAAGTCAGCGTAGTAGCGACAGATCAACTTACCATTCACGTCACATCGATACGGCACTTGGGTCTCGAGGTCACTGATCTCACCCGCTTCCTGCAGCATCTTCAGAATTTTGTAACGTGCTCCCTCAAGTTTGGAATCAAATTTAATGCCATCGTAGGTCACCTTGATGGCTTTGTACTTGTT